TTTTATCCCTAATCCAGCAGAAACTGTCAAGAATAAAAGATACGTATACCACTCTGGTAACTCATTAAGTCGTTGAAATCCGTTTTTAACCACATCTTCCATACCGGGAATGAAGACCAAAATTGTTGGAATCAACACTACGATTGTGATCACTTCATCTTTCCACGAGTTTTGAGTACCCTGTGCCATTATTATTTCCCACTTTGAATCGTGGGTTGCCGCAGTCTTCATAATCTCTGCTTCTGCAGCAGCTTTGGTTTGTGCTAATGTTGCTTTAGCTTTCTGTTTCTCTATCTGTCCTTGCATGAATGATCCTGCAAGTTCACTTATCGGTCCTAACAATGCTTGAAACATTATGTATTTTCTCCTGTTGGACTACCTATATAAACACAGGTACTATATCCATTTAAATATTGAGGATCTTGTGTTATCTTTGCTCTTGCGTGTCCTACATACTCGTAACACTTATCTGATGATGAAAAGGGAAAATTAACCATTGGAAAGTTTACCCATGTTGCACTATCCCCTAATGCCCACAAAACTGTAATTACTGGAATCCACATTACGCTTTTCTCCTTGTTTTCTTGCGTTTTCTTCCAGAAGCAGTTACAGACCATTTTACAGCTTTAGGTCCTGTCTTCTTACGTGCTTCTGCTTTGCTTATCCTTTTCGCTACAGATTTAGGGCGACACGCAGGATACGGTCTAGATTTCTTTTCTTTACCAGATCTGCCACACTTCTTGCCAGTTTTAACATCTCGCCAATCTTCTTTGAACCATTTTGTTAGTCCACCTTTGGGTTTAGCCATTATGCGTAAGTTCCACCCCTTTTCTTATATGTACGCACTAACCACGCATTTGCATATGCTGATGGGTATACTTTAAATTTTCTTTTTGCTTCGGCTTTTACTCTTGCATACAAAGCTTTATTTTTAGGTGTTGCACCTTTTTTCTTTTTAGTGGATTTTTTCTTTCCACCCTTTTTCATAAGTTTAAAGTCAGCACCACTAATTTTGCCATCTTTATTCTTATCTAATTTTTTTTGACCACCTTTTAGCATTTCCACCTTCTCCTTGCCTGTCTTAATCTACTGTTTGGATTTTTTGCTGCCTTAGGAAACTTCTTCATTTGTCCTGCACTTCTTGCACAGAATGATTTCCTACGCTTTGCATCTTTACTACCTTTCTTTACTTTTCCTGTAACTGCAGTCTTTAATTTACTACCGGGATTATCTCGTCTATATTTCGCAACACCTGCCTTTGTCATACCTGCACCAGACTTAGTGGATCGGTAATACTTCTTTGTGCGTGGTGGTTGTTTATCAGGCTTTCTTGCCACTTTTTCTTCCTTTGCGTAAACTTTCTTTTGCTTTTTTAAATATACTTACAACTTCTGATTTGCCCATAACTTTGGCTCTTTGTTCGCCTACAGTTAGGATTTGAATTTTTCTTGCATACGGTTTATTGATTCTTTTAACCTTTGCAACTGTTGCTCTTGCGTCAGATGGAGTTGCAAATTTGATTCTAACCGTGTCTTTAGGATTTTCATCCGTGTATAATCTTCTACCACTTCCTTTTGGTTTCTTGCCTGTTCCAACTCTAGGATCTTTCTTTTTTGCCATCATTCAACTTTCTGAGGAACACAGTAGGCTTTGACCCAAATTTTATCTCCTGCCAAAGACTGACTCCAATTTTGATCTCTAATTTTTTTTGCAATCTTTAAACATGTATCTAGGTTATCAAAATAAATACTATCTTGAACTGTGCCAGATAGAAAAATTAAAAGAACCCAAATCATAGTAAAAGGGGCAAGTTGCCCTGCCCCTCATATTAATTAAGTTCCAGTTGAAACTGTAGCAGATTCAACAGGGTTAACTGATACGTCACAGATTACAGCGTGTACTCTGAAACGTAACGCAGTTGTTCCTGAAGATCCTGAATCAAGCACTGTCACTTGAACAGAATCAGCAGAAGTAACCATGTTACCACCTGCAGCCTTTAAGTTGAACTGAATATCGGCAGCAGCGTTACTTGCTCCACCGTCAACAAAAGCATCAACGTCAGTTGACGTACCCACATCAAGAGTAACATTAGCGTTACCAGAAGCTTCAAGAACTTCTAATGTTCCACCAATGACCATGCTATCAGCAGGTAAATCAATTAACTTAACGATGTCATCACCTGCTAATGAAGTATTGTCAACTGCATCATAGACAGGAGATGTAATTATATAGGGTCTAGGTAAATTACCCGGATGCCCTACTGTACCACCACCAGTGATGGTTCTATCATAAGTAGCCATAAATTAATCCTCCCTTAATCTAAGCTAACAACAGCACGACACATTGCTTCAGGTCTGAGTACCTTTCGACCAAACACGTGAAGTCCTCTAACTACGTCAGAGAAACTTTCTGTTGATCGAACTACTTCAGTCTTTGCAATATGAGATGCAGTAGCAGTTGAAGACATATGTCCAGCTAATAGGATGTTTTCAGAACCATCAGTAGCAAGACCTGATAATGTTACCTCATCAGTACCAGCAGTTGAATTTAATGCTGTAGTCTTATAGCATGAAAATCCTGCAATGTTACCGAGAGACACAAGACCATTTCTTAATGGTGATGTCTGATCGCCTGTTACCTGAACTTCGGCAAATTTTGCACCTGCTGAGAATAGATGCTTATAGAATAATGGTGGTGCAACAAACCATCTGTTTTCTTCTGGAACAGATTGATCGTCTAATGCACTTGCCATTACAAGCATAGTATTTACAGCAGTATCTCCCGGAGTAGTTGCACCACCAATATCAAGAGCAGAACCTAATGTTCCGATACCTGAAATTTGTTTTGTGGTAGCACCTGATTCGCCAGTTAGACCTGCGTTAGTTGCCATTAGATCTAAAACATTCGCATCATACTTTCTCTTGAGAGAGTATGCACCAGATGATGTTGCCAATGCTTCAAAGTTAACGTGTGACTGACGCTCTTCAATGTCGTCAATCTTAAACGCAAATGCGTTTGCTTGGTCAACAACCATAGTAATTTGGTCGTCTGCCAAGTCTTGAGTGTTAACCACAGCACCTCTTGTGTAAGCAGATACTGTAATTGTCGGTTCTTTGATAATATTAACCGTATCCCCAAAGTTCTCGATTTCACCAGCATAGTCTGTGTTAGTAATATCTTCCACAACCGATGCTCTGCGAAAAAACTTGAGAACTTTTTGACTGAAGATAGAGGGTGTAAAATTACCACTAGGCAGGTTACCGTGACCTGCAGCTGAATCAAAAGCCATAAGACTTCTCCTTCTTCTTAGTTAAAAGTTACAATTTATGACGAAAGATCTATTCTACCTTCGGAACGTGCCTTGTCGATTTCTTTTTCAAATTTTTCAAATTCCCAAGACTTCATTCTTTCGATTTCCGATGCCTTCCAAATTTTATCCGAACCACCCTTCGTATTTACATCTCTGGATGTTGGAGTCGTAACAGATGATGCTGCATCACTGTTCTTATTTACCCTTGCAGGTTTTGATCCAGTGTCTGCTTTATATAGATCAACTACCCTAGATGCCCATCGAGCATCTGTGTTGTTGTTATATATGCCATCTGAAATTGATTCTGGTTGTTGTCCTAACCACTCTAAAAACTTTTCATCTGTTTTTAAAGTTTCAAAGTTAGGTTGTAACCGTAGCAGTTCTTCATATGCTTTTTCTTTTTGAAGATTTTTTTCTTTACCTTTTAAGGTTTCAATTTCTTCTTTAAGAGAAGCAATTTTATCTTCTGCTTTAGAGGATGATAACTGTTCTACTGCTTCATACACATCTGGATATTTATTACGGAATACTTCCATATTTCCTGTAGGTTGTATGGGTTGTTCCTGCGATGGTACGGTTGCACTAGCCTTTTTAAACTCTTCTATTTTTTGATCATAGTGTCGTTTTAAGTCGTCATACCTTTTTTTGTAATCAACTTCTGCTGTTTTCTTTTGAGCAAAACTATCACTTGATTGTTCTTGGGTAGCTGTTGTTTCTTCTGATTCAACAGGGCCAGTATCTTCTGTAGCTTTTACTTCTTCATCATCATCTTTGTCAACCTCTTCACGATATTTATTCTTGTAAAGATTGTTATTGTTAATAGTTCCAAAGGAATCATTTGGTTTGTTGGCTCGATGACCTTTCTGTTTTTTTGCCATATTTTTCTCCTTAGTTTTAGCAGTGCCACATGGCTTATGGGTGGCTGCTCGGTTGCTAGGGGGTGCGTTATTGCAAGTAGCCTAGCGTAAACTGTTAGACAAAACCACGATCAAAATTTAATTTTACCATGCCACCAGTATTTAGTGCTGGCATAGCAGGTTGTGGTTGTGTCGGAATCTGTTCTTCAGGTAACTCTTGTTGCATATCTTGTTGCATCATTTCTGTTGCTTCTATTCTGTTTTCAACTTCTGGTTTACCTGCGTTGTTAATTCTTTCTAATGTTTCTATACCACCTTCTATATATGGTATAAGTTCTCTAGGAACGATAAATTCACCTTCTGAGACAAGTACGTCTACCATCATCTGAGGTTCAACGTCTACAGGAATGTCTACAATTTGAACACCCTCATCAGAAGCTTTATTCAAAGCATCAGTAACTAATCCGACAAGGTTTTCTACTCCTACTAATTCTACTGCGGCAGCATTAATTACAAAGTCACCCTCTTCAACAG